TCGGAACTGAGGAGAACAACTGATGCAAGTAACAAATAGCGCCGTCATTGTTGATTACTTTCCCGAAGCATTTATTGCTGAGGCAGATGACATCAAAGGCATGAAAGTTGTTGTCAAGCGTTTCATCCGTCGCGTTTATTTTCGCGCTACGAAACAAAAATCTTACAGCACAGTTCTTGCTATTGAAGCAAAGCATGATTGGCAATCGCGTATCATGAAAGGTGCAGAGGTAACTGACTTCAACACCGACAAATTGCCTCGCTCTGAGTTCATGCCACTTATGTGCTGATTATGTCACTTATTAAAGACTATCTTTACACCAAAAGAATCATGAATCCACAAAAACTTCTTACCCAACGTGAACAACTCATGTGGGATATTGATGGCATTATTGATGAATTTGCCCAGCACAATAGTCCGTGGATTACTGAAGATGACATGGAAGATTTAATCCGTGTTCTGTGTGATGCAGTTTGCAAAAACTTTCCCAATGAATGATAAGAATATGTGCCAATAGTTTTACTGGCACTAACAATCTCCAAACAGGATTAAAACCTGTATTGTATAAGAGTCAAAGGAACACACCAATCCGATGAGCATCCAATCCGACAACATCCGCGCCTCTGTTATTCTTGAGCGCATCAAAGGTTGCAAAGTTGAAGACAACAAAGGCAATGAATATAGCATTGTCGATGTTAAAGTTTTCAATGGGTTGGTGTCAACTATTGGACTAAAAGATGTTCCAACTGGGTTCATCAAATATGCCAGTTTTGATGCCTACATGGAGATGTTCTCAGTCGCCTGATTATGTCACTTATTAAAGATTATCTTCACACTAAAATGATGGACAACCTTGAAATGTTGACTCAACGTGAACAACTTATGGAGGACATTGATTGTATTGTTGATGACTTCTTTTATGAAAAATACAATGGTGATATTGCAGAAAGAGATGAGTTAGTTGCCCTCTTATGTGATACAGTTTGCAAAAACTTCCCCACCAAATGATCATGACTCAACGTGAACAACTTATGGAGGACATTGATTGTATTGTTGAAAGTTATTATTTTGATAAACCTTTGGAGTGGCAATTTACTGCCGACGATTGTGTAGAACTCACCCGCATCCTGTGTGATGCAGTTTGCAAAAACTTTCCTTCTAATTGACATGAACCGCGATCAACTTCAAAACGACTACATTGA